TTTAGTTATTCTCAGAAAAAAGGTAGTTGAATTAGGCAATGAGGTAAAGCGGGATAGAACAGACGATAAAAAGTTGAAAGGATTATTTCATGCTTGCGAAAGTCTAGGGATGAAGTTAAAAGGATGTCTGGAAAGTTTAGAGGCTAATCCAACTGATTGGTTTATTAAGAGTGGATTTAATATTTTTGAGCGTAAATTCAAAGGCAGGGTTGATTTAGTTAGTGGATTTTTATGTAAACCGCTAACGTCAAAGTATCACTTTCCTAGACTATTTATTAAGCCAAACATAGCTCACACAATTCTAATGAGTGCTACTGTAGGTAAGCCTGAGCAATTCGTCAAAGAACTAGGTATCACTCAATATAATCTTAGAATAGTTCCAAATATTTTTAAGCCAGAAGATAGGCCAGTATACGTTTTCAAGAACGCGCCTAAAATGGGATACGAGCAAGATAAAAACAAACTCATTGCTAAATCTAATCAACAGGCTAAGATGATTGCTCAATTCATCTTAGCCTATCCTCATCACTGGACCGGCGTAATTCACGTCAATTCAAAAGATAAAGCCAAAAGATTGATGAATAACTTGAAGAACAACGGCTTAGGTAAACGTGCCTGCATTACGCCAGAAGTTGGAACGGAAAAGCAATTGCAATGGTGGAATGGCCACAAGAAAAGAATTAAAGGCGCTATCTGTGTTACTTGGAGCTTTGCCGAAGGAGTAGATTTGTACGATGATAATTTCTGCATATCAGCAGACATTCCGTTTGGAGATCAGGGAAACGAATACGGTAAAGCGTTATTTGATTACAATAAACGATTTTATATGTGGGAAGCGGCTATGAATTTAGAACAACGATCAGGTAGAATTAGGAGAGGAGATATTAGTCATTATGGAATAGAGGCTGAAAAAGTCGTGGCGATATTTGACGGAAATTGGACCAGAATTAAAGGATATTTGAGTGAAGATTTTGTGAATAGTATAGTAGAGGTATAGAGAAATGAAAGATATGTTTGGGATGTTTTTAATCATATCAATTGCGATACTTATGAGTGTTTGGTTTGGATTTTCGATGGGACATGATTACGCAAAATATAAAACAGAAATCCGTATCCTTAATGGCACGGCTCAAATGAGGCTCGAAACTCAGGCAGATAATAATGACTAAGCCTTGGACTGAGGAAAACATAGATGTAACGAAGGATATAGAGGGGTTATTAAATCAGAAACAATATAGCAATCAGCGTACTAATTTGGACATGGAGTTAGTTTATGTCTATCAAACTTTAGGCGGATTGCTCAAGCTCCATAATAATGAAAAGTACGTTACCAATCATATTGAGTATTGCAGAACTATACTATGGCGAAGGATTATGAAATGACTAAACGAAAGTCTAAATCAATCCGCTCTAATCTCAGATCAATCAAGCCTCACGACTACGACGGCTATATCACCTATCTGTCTGATCTTCTCATTCAGCGCTCAATTCAACTTCACGAACGTCCTATAGGTGATGATTTATTCTCATTAGTCGGAATAGAGGTAGATCAGCCAGTGAATACGTTGATGAGTTTAGTTTTAGTAGATAATCCTGAATGTATTGTGTGGTTTATGGAGACGTTTCCGATGAAGGTAGAAGATTTAGAATACAATGAACGCTATACAGAATTAGGAGATGAAGTAGAATGACTAAGCGTAGAGTTAAACCAGTGACAGAAGTTGAAATGGAAGTACAGCAGAAAGTACAGGCAGAGAACAAAGTCAAACTCATTCAGGTAATCAAGCAAGATGGTGCTAAGTATTATGTATTTACTCCTAAAGAAAATATAATCGAAATGAATGTCGATGGAATTGAGCCTGAGTTAATTGTCGTCTGGTATAATAAGGGATTAGCTTTAGAGAAGGAAGTGTATAAGGTAGATGGTAAGTATTATGTCAAACCTTAAACCGCTCATCTATCTAGCTTCCCCTTATTCTCATTCTGATCCATCTATCCGCAATGAAAGAGTACGTCAAACGATAGCTGCTGTTGCTAACCTGATGACATCTAATCTAGTCATCTACTCACCTATAATTCATAATCATCAAATCGCCATTAAACATAATCTCCCAACGGACTGGGAATACTGGCAACAGTTTGACGAGGTAATGCTAAGTAAATGTAATCAAATTTACGTGTTGATGCTGGAAGGTTGGCTCGAATCGAGAGGTATCAAAGCTGAAATTGCTATCGCCAGAAAACTTAGATTACCTATTGGTTATTTAGGTTATAGCGAAATAGATTATCTTACGAATGGACGAACTGACAAGGTATCAGTAATCCATACTTCGATGGATAGTTATATAGGTAGCTTGCGCCAAAGATACGATTGGATATAACTAAATATCAGAATAGATGAACAGAATACAAAAGGCGTAGATGAACAGCAGAGTGTAAATCATCTACGCCTTTTTGGTCCTTTAATTCTAGGTGGTTTACCAGATGTAATTCTTTCGTCTGTTTCGATAAGCTGGCACTGACAATGTATACCAAAGCAGGCTAATTGAGATGACCTTGGTTGGATATAGTTAGCCCAGACCTTACCTCTATATACTCTACCATTCAAGTCTAAACATGAACTGCAATGGCGCGTATCTCCATATTGCCAGCGATATTTTTTGTCCGCGCAAGCCATCATCTTTATAGCTTGTTTGACTTGTTCGTATCGACTGGCCCAGTAGTTAGCTCTATAGATTAGCTCATTTAACTTCCCCCCATTCGCCTGATTATTCTCAACTATATCCCCTGCTAATCCATCAATCCACTGCTTTTCATTCTCAATCAATTCCTGTACTTTCTTTAGTTCCTCATCTGTCATTTCATCAACACTTATCCCGCACTGTTTTGCACCTTCAATAGCCGCTTGATTATAGGCGCGGGTAATGGCGGAGAGCATAGAGGATTGAAAGTCCGAGGGAGATATTTGAGAGCGCCATAGACCGGTAATAGAGGCGCGGATTGAGCGAAGGTAAGCGGATTCGGTTTTGAGGATTGGAGATTGAGATTCCATATTGACTTACATAATTGAGTATGATAAAATTAAACTAATAATAAATAACTAGGAGATAGTCTTTATGCGTGTTCTTGTGGCTTGTGAATTTAGCGGCATCGTTCGCAATGAGTTCATTAAGTTAGGTCATGATGCATGGTCCTGTGATCTACTTCCTCCTGAATTAGATGGTCCCCATATTCAAGGTGATGTGCTAAAAATCCTAGATGACAATTGGGATTTAATGATTGCTCATCCGCCCTGTACTCATCTAGCCGTAAGCGGTGCCAGATGGTTTAAGGACAAACAAAAAGAGCAAGAAGAAGCATTAGAGTTTGTTAGAAAATTACTGAACGCTCCTATAAACATGATTGCTTTGGAAAATCCAATCTCTATTATTTCTACACATATCCGTAAGCCAGATCAAATTATTCAACCTTGGATGTTTGGTCATGGTGAAACAAAGGCAACCTGCTTATGGCTAAAACATCTTCCTTTATTGCAACCGACAAATATTGTAGATGGCAGAGAAAATAAAGTCCATAAAATGCCACCCTCGAATAATAGATGGAAAAACAGAAGTAGAACATATACAGGTATCGCAAGAGCCATGACAGAACAATGGAGCATATAATTTTTAAGCCTTAATTATTTCAACTTCACTAATCCAACTCTGACACACAAATCCCTCATCAAATTCAAAGTCATACAATTCACATCTACTCTTTACAGCAAACAGGCAATTACTACATTTCACGCCTGTCTCATCACTTAACCTGTATCCAGGCGCGTTATCTCTACTCTTTTCTAATCCTCTATTCTCATTTCCTCCTAATGGAACTCTAGTCAATTTTCCATCCTCATCACTAAACATCACCTCTCTGACTTCATACTCCATTTCAACTAATTCATTTCGCATGTTACAAAACAGCCAGCCTAATCCACTCAATACATACGCTATCGTTAAATGAGGATTAAACTCCGTACGTTCGTCTGAATTAGGCAGAAAAGAAAGTAGATTATTGAGCCGCCTTAAATCCTCACTTTCCACCTCTACTTTAACCACATCAAAATCATCATTCTCAAACAAACTAATCTGTCCAAATCGAACTTTGAATGGTTGAAACAATTGAGCAATCCGCTGGACATCCTCTAATTGAATGTTCTGAGGAAATCCATACTTAACTGTGATATGTGGATTAAGTTCTCTGCCTTTAGCGTCTAAATAATCTGTGTCAATCAATTCAGCCATACGAATAGCAGTAGCGCGTAGAAGACCATCAATCATAATTTGAACGGACCTGCTATCATATAGACTTTTATCTATATGATTTATGTTCGCTGATTTAATCGTCGGATTGATAGGCGGTATTGTATTTCGTGTATCCTTGCTTCGACTTAATCCATGCCTGTCCTGTAACCGTGCTACCTCTTCCATTGCTTTAGAGGCGTCCATTGCTCTATTCTTATTATCCTCTTGCTTCCTTTCCATTCTCAACTTTAATCGTTCAATCGCAATCCTCTGAGCTTCAATCTTAATTGGATCATCCATGGCATTCATCTTGTCAGTCATGTTCGTCAATTGCTCTTGATCCAATCTTAGATCCTCTTTTACCTCTTCTATCTTGTCATAAATTTCTGCTATGTCCGCTTCTTTATCGGTTATCTTTTCTTTGATCTTATTTAACTTTTCTTTAGACGCTTCTAAATATCTCAGCGCATCCCCTATATCTCCCCTATCAGCTGCGTTCAATAAACTCCTAGCGCCTAATCTGCTACCTAAAACCGCTATACCTTCCTCGTTAATCTCAACTAATCCTTTTTGTGCTAATGATTTAGCCAGCTTAGGATCAATCGAGCCGCCTTGCCGGAGTGTAAATAGAGCGTTCAGTTCCTCTAAGCTAATCTTACCCGTGTCCGCTAGTGTCTGAAATATCTTCTCTCTGTTCTTTTGCTTCTCTTTATCCTTGGTCTTTTTAGCGTCAGCCTTATCCTTCTTCCTTGCTGCCGCCTTACTCTTCTTAGCCGCCGCTCTTTCGGTTCTACGCCTTTCCGCTTCTGTCTTCTTTCGTTCGGCCTTTAGTTTACGCTCCATGGCTTTTTTGAGGATAGCCATGATACGTTGTTTAATCTTATCCTGGATTTTGGATAGTTCCGATTTATTAGCGAACTTGCCACCAGCACCACGGATTAAGTTACCTTTGATAACTTGACCGACTAAGGCAGTCCAGTTATAGCCTTTCTGGATTGGCGTAAGTTCGTCGTTATTCTGATTAGGTTTATTCTTCTGGCTCTTCTTCTGTTGCATTATTCTCAGCTATAATCTCGTCACTTACTTCCTGCGCCAACACATCCTGATACTGCTGTCCTAGACTTTCCAGCGCCGCAATCCCGTACTTCAACTTCCTTTTCTCTTCCTCATTCACCTCTACCAACATTCGCTCTTTAGCATTCGCCATAGCTGCCTCAATCTCTAAGATCATATCAGCCGGATCATTGTCCGCTATGTTAGTAGGATCAGGCGTGTTTACGTCTAGTATATCCTGATAGAATGGATCAGGCGAAAAGAACAAATCTAAAGTTGGCTGTCCATCTGGTAATCTACCCTCGACTAATTCCTCGTCTTCAAATTGAACCTGAGTGAGAAAACCGGAAGCAAGTAATTGAAGTCTGGCTAATCTACGGCTTACTAAACCACTCTTCAAATCTTTCTCGTGTAACGTAGAAATTGTACTCCATATTTGACTATCGCGTGTCGTTATGTTCTCTACTCTATACTTTCCTATCATTTCAGCAGTCATCTTATCCGCTTTCTCAACTTCAAAACCTTCAGCCGCGATAGACTGTTTAACCTCATTCACTAATGGCCTAAGTAAAATCATCACCTCGTTCTCATCCATTACGCCTAGTTGTTCTAAGGTACGTGAAGCTAAAGCGGCTCTTCTGACTACCTCTGTTACATCCTCCAGGCTCCGCTTCTTCCGACGTTTGCTGATCTCTGCAGTGGCTTGTGGTAAATCTGCGATTTGCCTTAAATGTCTTTCAAGTTCCTCGTCTGGCGTAAGGACTTCTGATTGAACTAAGCTATTCACATAACCGCTAATCTCTTTTAGATCAGGTATACCTAGAGTAGAGGGAGTTAAGATTGGCATACCTTTAATATCAGGAAAGACATTCATTTTAATGAGCTTCGGTATCGCGTGACGATTAAAGATGTCGGCTATGTGGTATAGAAATGCACTCGCAGCAATGATGAACAAATCGCCTTGATGCTTAGATAATGCGAACGATCCAACTTGTGTCATACCTAGCATAATGAATTGAGCCAGCACACTTACTGCTTTTAGCTTATCCAGCCTATTCAAAATCTCAGTGGTATTATATTGTCTTGCGCCGCCTGTGGTCAGGAGTTCAATCAATATTCCGTTGTTATCCGACATCCCCGTTCCCATTTTCTTAGCGGGAACAACGATCCCTATTTGATCGTCCATCCGAATATTCGTCACTAAATCTTGTAACGTCGCATAGTCAGAATTCGGATCATCGGTACTCTTACTCGCATCATCTCCCATATAGGCAATAGGGATTCCGGCAACATCTCTCTCTAAACCAATTCCTTCAATCTCTTGGATATTCTTGTAAAAATAATACGGCACATACATAGCACGATGAATTGGTTTACCTTCAGGATTATTCGCCGGGTGAACCGTAGTGCGGAAATGCAGTAAGCGTTCAATCGGAATAAAGATTGTACTATATCCTTTACTTCCGAATGTCACTTCTGGTTGTTGATTGATCCCTTGAATTCCCCCATTCTCATCGAATACCCATTCATTTCCAGGTGCTAACGTTTCGGCTGGACGCGGTGCTAGTTTGCGCCAGCCTATTCGTCCGTCGTTGAATTGAGATATGACTGGATGAGGCGTATAGTTTGGGGGACTATCACCTAGACGTAATTTGTAAACTAATTCAAGTAAACTAAAGCCTTGTTCTAAAGTAGGTTCAATGGCAAAGGTAAGTTGATCGGACCATGACCAGGAGAGATCGAGTAGACAGCTTTCTATAAAGTCAGCGCATTCTTTATCTGCTGTAGATTCAGAGTAAGGTTTAACGCGCCATTGGACTTGTTTGAGCGCATTAACAATCGCAAAGAAGATAGCAGAGATAACCGGATCATTATCCCGCATTTCACGGTAAAGAATTCTACCTTCTCTACCTCTAAGTTCTCTAAGGCGTTCCTCATGAATTGAACCGCTCCATTGTCGAAGTCCGGTTGTGCCTATTTCAGCGTATTTGGAGTGGTTAGATTTTACCGGACCAAATGAGGCTTTGGTGAGGCGTGTAGGATTAGAGTGATTAGATTGTGTAGAATATGAGCCGTTTTGAGTAGGAGTAGACGTTCTTCGTTTAGTCATAGGTAGATAGGATTAAAAAAGAGCGGATAGATTAAAGGTCCGCTCTTTTGAAGGTGAAAGATTAGAATTTAGTTGTAGGAATATTATAGCATAGAGTTAAGGTATTGAGCCTTTCTTGTGTCCGCAATACGTACAGCAAAGTTCTTCTCTAAACAAGTCGTTATTCTTAATATAGTCATGTTGGCAATAGGACTGCATTACTGGCTTAAGTGCCTGCTCAATTACTCTTTCAAGAATAGGACCAATAGTTACATTGTTAAATATCTCAGACATAATTCTAGTCTTAATTTCGTCAGAGGGAAGTTGATAATCTGTCATCTCACTCTCTCCTTTGCCTTATTCCAAACTACCGCTAATCCACAACTACATTTCACCTTACCGGCTTCCATTGTACTTTCACCATCTTTCAAATACAACACGCCGTAATCACTCATCCCCAAGCACTCTTGTCCGCACTTGCAAAATATAGGTTCGGACATTGCAGTTTTAGGTCGATACCACTGTCCATTCCAGCCTAGAAATCCCTCGAAATCCTTACCGGTCATATACCGTCGCCAGATACGACGCTGTTGATAATTATAGGAAGATAATGGTCCAGTCTTTTCTATACACCCTTGATTTATCCGCGCCATTTCTTCATTGCCATCTAAGAATTTAAGGATGTCCGGTAGAGGACTAAGCATCCCTACTTTAGTACCTAATGTCTGGATAAATTCAGCATCTTCTGGGTAGTCTATCTCTAAGCGATAAGGACGAAAGTAGATGTTTTCAGGACCTTCGTGATAGATGGTTTTGAATAGTGTACGGTTTTGATGAAAGAACATATCTGTATGTTCACGCTCTAATCTGGCAGATAAAGAATGTGCTGATCATGTCGAATCCTGTATGCTTGATCTAAGTTGGTCATGGTCCGACCAACTTACCTTCGCCATAGAGCCCACCTTGGAACAGGGCTTCTCTTTACTTGAAACGGTTTACAAAATCCGCTTAGGTGATAATCCCCCTAACTACACTTCTAATCCGGCGCAATCTCAGTTTAATGATGGACGAATAGGCTGGCGCAAACTAGCACCGCGTCCAGCGGAAACCTTAGCACCTGGAAATGAATGGGTATTTGATGAGAATGGGGGAATACAGGGGATTAACCAACAGCCAGAAGTGACGTTTGGAAGTAAAGGATATTCAACTATTTTTATTCCAATTGAGCGACTTCTGCATTTCCGCACTACGGTTCATCCGGCTAATAATCCTGAAGGCAAGCCAATTCATAGAGCTATGTATGTGCCTTATTATTTCTATAAGAACATTCAGGAGATTGAAGGCATAGGATTAGAGCGGGATGTTGCCGGAATCCCAATAGCCTACATGGGGGATGATGCGAGTAAGAGTACTGATGATCCGAATTCTGACTATGCGACATTACAAGATTTAGTAACGAATATCAGGATGGATGATCAAATAGGCATTGTCGTTCCCGCTAAGAAAATGGGAACGGGGATGTCAGATAATAACGGTATACTGATCGAACTCTTAACTACAGGCGGCGCTAGGCAGTATAATACCACTGAGATTTTGAATAGGCTGGATAAGCTCAAAGCGGTAAGTGTGCTGGCTCAATTCATTATGTTAGGCATGACGCAAGTTGGATCGTTTGCACTCAGCAAGCATCAAGGCGACTTGTTCATCATTGCCGCGAGTGCTTTTCTATACCATATAGCTGATATATTTAATCGACACGCTATACCTAAACTGATTAAGATGAATGTCTTTCCTGATATTAAAGGTATGCCAATCTTAACACCATCTACTCTAGGTATACCTGACTTGAAAGAAATAAGCGGTTATGTGAATAGTCTAGTTCAAAGTGAAGTGCTTACGCCAGACGAGGAACTTGAAAGACATTTAAGGCAAATCGCAGATTTACCACAAGCCACTGTAGAGATTAGCAAACGTCGGAAGAAGCGGAGCCTGGAAGATGTCACAGAGGTTGTCAGACGAGCCGCTTTAGCCAGTCGAACCCTAGAGCAATTAGGCGTGATGGATGAAAATGAGGTAATGGTACTTCTGTCACCACTAGTGAATGAGGTTAAGAACGCTATTGCTGCTGAAGGATTTACCGTTGAGAAAGCAGACGAGATGATAGGTAAGTATAGAGTAGAGAATATTACTACACGTGATAGTCAAATATGGTCAACTATTTCAACGGTTCATGAAAAGGACTTGAAGAGCGGATTAGTAGATAGACGAACAGCTAGATTGCAACTTCTAGCCGCTGGATATTTAACTCAAGAACAATTTGAAGATGCTGAATTGAGCGAAGGTAGATTACCAGATGGACAACCGGTAAGTAATCTGTTCTTTTCATCTGATCTGTTCTATCAGGAGATGCTAGACTTGAACACGCCTGATCCTACCAACATAGCTGATAACGATCCGGCTGATATGATTTTAGAGATTGAAGCAAGTACAGCTAACGCTAAAGAGCGAATGTTGGTAGAGGTGAATGAGGAAGAAAAGCGGAAGTTGAAGTATGGAATAGCGGCCTTGGAAAGTTTGGGACAGCAATATCAAGATGTGTTGGCGCAGGAAGTAAGTGATGAGATTATAGCAGAGAATAATGCCACAGAAGAAGAGCCAGAAGAAGAGTAAAGGAAATAAAAAAGAGAGGTATGTTTCAACCCCTCTTTAGTCAATCGCTGTTTTTACCCTTAAACTACTGTCTGGTTTAGTCTTGATTTATTATCGGAGCCGATGAACTTCCTTGCTCCTCTATCAAGTTCCAAGTTGGTAAGAGTTTCGATCTCTTACATAGCGATTGATTAGCGACGAACGATACCGCTTACTATCGTTTTACAATGCCGACAAGAGCCTTTATATTCTCGGTAGGTCTGGCGACGACTATCCTTCTTCTCACCAGACACAGTTAAGCTCATTGTTTTCTGGCAATCTGGACAAACTACTTTTTGTTTACCGGTGATGAGCTTTACTTGTTCTTTGATCGTCATTTTCGGAAGTCCTTTTGAATAGTTCGTTTTCTTATCTTCTATAATATCATACTTCTATAGTTTGTCAAGCGGTTTTAAGGTTGGAATGAAAGACGATAAATCTAAATCATCTAATCAGAATAACGACGAACTTACGCCAATTCAAAAAGGCTATAACTGGACTGCCTTAGTTGGACAGGTTATCAAAGGTAACTTAATCCGTGGCGCTGGCGGTAAGTTCGCTAATAAATCGGAACTTGCCAAAATCCAAGATAAAATCAAACAGCGTATCATGGCTATCCTTAAAAAAGCCATGGAGCGGAAGGCTAAAGCCGAGAAGAAAAAGGCAGATGCGGCGGCTAGAGCGGCGGCTAAGAAGAGCAAAGTAGCGGCAAGGAAGAAAGCTAAAGGTGATGCTAAAAAGGCCAAGGATAAGAACACTCAGAAAAATCAACAGGACACCTTTAAGCGATTAGCCGAAAGTGGACAAATTTCCATAGATGAACTTAATGCTTTAGCCAGTATTAGAAATGGCGGTGAAATTGATCCTAAAGTAAGTAGAAGTTTAGCTCAAAAGGGATTAGTCGAGATTGGAGAAGATGGTAAAGTTACTGCTACTTCCAAGGCCAGAACTCTACTTAATGCGGCTAATAAAGAAGATAGCAGAGATTACAGGATCATTATCCCGCATTTCACGGTAAAGTATTCTGCCTTCACGTCCTCTAAGTTCTCTTAGGCGTTCTTCATGAATTGAGCCACTCCATTGCCGAAGTCCAGTCGTACCTATTTCAGCATACTTGGAATGATTAGATTTTACCGGACCAAATGAGGCTTTAGTAAGGCGTGTTGATTGAGGATGATTAGATTGAGTGGAATATGAGCCGTTTGTATTCTGAGTGGGTGTAGAAGTTCTTCGTTTAGTCATAAGTGGATACAATTAAAAAAGAACGGATTAGATTAAAGGTCCGCTCTTTTGAAGTGAGATTTAGAATAGATTTAGTTGACTATATTATAGCATGGATTAAGCTTATTATTCTTACTTTATAAATCATCCTTAATGGTATCCCCAAGTGACTTGAATAGTTCTCCTATACTTTTTGCCAAATTGCCATACGCATAACCGAATGTCCATTCTGGCATATCTTGCATTAGTATATCGCTAGCTTGTTTATAGCCATCGGCTTTTCTATAAAGGTAGTTCTTTAATGCTTTCAGGAAGCAATCCATTCTATCTCACTCTCTCTTTCGCCTTATTCCAAACAACCGCTAATCCACATGAACATTTCACCTTACCAGCCTCCATTGTACTTTCCCCATCTTTCAAATACAACACACCGTAATCACTCATCCCTAAGCACTCCTGTCCGCACTTACAGAATATCGGTTCGGACATTGCAGTCTTAGGTTTATACCATTGTCCATTCCAGCCTAGAAATCCCTCGAAATCTTTACCAGTCATATACCGACGCCAGATACGACGCTGTTGATAATTATACGAACTGAGAGGGCCAGTCTTTTCAATGCACCCTTGATTGATCCGCGCCATTTCTTCATTGCTATCTAAGAATTTAAGGATGTCCGGTAGCGGACTAAGCATCCCTACTTTAGCACCTAACGCCTGGATAAATTCAGCATCTTCTGGATAGTCTACTTCTAAGCGGTAAGGTCTAAAATACACATTCTCAGGACCTTCGTGATAGATGGTTTTGAAGAGTAGTCTATTTTGATGAAAGAACATATCGGTATGTTCACGCTCTAATCTATCAGATGATTTCCTGGCTATCTTATTCCAACCTGATTTACTGAATGGAAACTCCCTAGCACCGTACACAGGCCAAGTCTCCGGTGGTAAGTACCAGACGAACGCCTCTTTATTATTTCTAGCCATCACCTCTACGGAATGCTCAATGAGTTCTGTGGCAATAAACGGACAATCTCCTAAAGCACGTAGAATGAAATCAGCATTAGGCGCGTACTCCATATAAGCTCTATCCATACGATCAACAACATCAAATTCATCCCCACGATAGATTGGAATGTTCAAAGTAGAAGCAATGTCAATTAGCGGATCGTCGGATTTGTTGCGCGTAGTTGCGAGGATGACCGTAGAGTTTTTAATCTTTTGGAGCCGCTTGATGATCCAATAGATGAGAGGTTTGTTACGGATTTGAGTGAGCGCTTTGTTGGGTAGACGATCTGAGTTGAGACGAACGGTTAAGATGATGGCTAGAAGCATTTAGACTTCCTGAAATGATATAGAATTAGTAAACCTACAAGTGTAATCAATTTGGTAAAAACAACATTGCACAAAGTAAAAATCCAAAGATAAATCCTACAATCGCCTGTGGCAACCATTCCATTAGTTTATCCCACCACGTCTTTTGGTACTTCGCCAACATCCCTACTTTGCCAGTCTCAGGATCAGGAAAGAGCATAAGCATTTGTTTGGATTGACGAGTAGTTTGGTAGACATGATTATATCCGAACATGAATAAAAAGATTAGAAACAATCCAAATAATATAGTACCAATCATCTATACGTTAATCCTTCCTATTTCGGCCAGACGCTTAAATTATGTCCACTATCCACATTTACCACTGTCCCACTCATACTCTTTTGCTCATATAGACATTCTACCAGTTTAGCAACATCTGTGCAATTCACCCATGGCAATGGTGTATAATTCTCTATACTCTTTCGTTCTTCATCTGAGAATGTTCGTCCAGCCATAAGCTTTTCCATCTGTCCTAGACGTAGTGCGATTGAACGGATTTTAGGAGAGTGTTCTACGTGTACCGATTTAGCCAGGAGTTCTAAGCCTAGTTTGGATAGGCCATAAAGGTATCGTCCGGCACGTGGTAAGTCAGCTTGGATAGATGAGCAATAGACGATAAGAGCATTCTCACTAAGAAATCCATCCAACCTCAATAAATAACTAGTCAGCATTAAACTAGATAAAAGATTATTATCAATAATTTTATTCCAGTCTTCACCTTGCATCTTGTCTATTCTAATGCTATCCACAATGCCATGCGTCATTAGAATAACATCAAATGTTGGTCCTCTGTATGCGCCAAGATACCTTTCAATTTGTTCATGATTAGACAAGTCAACACCATTACTTCTACTTATACTAGTTACATTCCAATCCTTACTCTTAAAATACTCTACACAAGCGGAGCCTAGATTACCTGTATGTCCGGTGATGAGGATTGATTTAGTCATCGTATCCTCCCTTGCCTTCATTTGCAAACGGATTATAATTATCCTTTCTTTCGGCTAAAGTAAAATATCCTACTTCGCTCTCGCACTCGGCACAAGTTACAAATAGAATTCCATCATAGTACCATAAAACCAAGTCGGCATTAGGATGACATTCGGCTTTACAACTTAACATATTATGAACTAATTTTTTACAACAGTTGCATTTTTGATTATCCAATTCGGTTCGATGATAGCCAATAGTACGAATATGATTAAAGTCTGCGGTAGGATGTTGTCCAATATCAACAAAAATCATTTAGCTAATCCTCTCTACATATACTGTGGTTGTATAAACTTACTCAACTCAATCGCCTTATTCATTGCCTTAACCATCTCATCATCGGTAGCAATCACAAACAATGGCCTATCCTGATTACTCTCCAACTCCCTAATCTCGCCTTGTGCCAACTTAAATACATAATCCGCTTTATCCTTTTGTTGATGAACAGTCGAATACCAGCCTGCTATTTTACCTGGATTAAATCTAGGCGCATAGGCACAAGTATATTGATGAGGTGTTTTGATTTCTAATTTCTTCTCATCTAATTCTAAGCCTAAAGCGGTATCTAAGATTATACCGGTTACGTCTTTGCCTGTAGCCAGTGGAGAAGTGTACATGTGATCAAAGCCGCCGCTCGGACGTGTAGCACACTCAAGGATAATCCAGCCATATTTTGTATACTTCAGATCAATCTTAAATATACCTTGAGTAACACCTAATCTTTTAACGGCTAAATCAACTAAAACACACATCTCTAAATCCATTTCTTCGCTAGTAGGAAAGAACGGATTGATATGTCCAGCTTCAATGCCTATTCTATCGCGCCAGAATAAACGTAAAGCTCCATTGAGATAAGTAACTTTGCCGTTTTGAACTAGGCAATCTAAAGCCACTTCTGAGGTATCGAATTGTTCAATCTCTGGAAATAAGTCTACACCTTCACAGTATTCCTCTAAAAGCCAATCAAAATAACATTGATCCTCATCATAATTTTCAATATCTTCTACATCTGAAATGTACTTTAGCCCTTTACTACCCGATCCATTTGTCCATTTGGCGAGTCCTGGCAATACGCTGGAAAAGTCTGCTTTATCAAAGTCTCTAAGATTCTCCCAGCGTTCTTCGCTATCTGGTATGTATATCCATTTAGGATGCTCAGAATTTATCTTTTCTCTCATTAGCTTTTTATTCTTTACCCCTACTGCCACATGATATGCTACTCCTAGCAAATCGAAATAATCAGCCATTAGAGATACGGTAGGGCCAGCGTCGCAACCTATACAGAGAATAGCTTTAGGTTTTTCTCTGCATAATCGCGCTAAAGCCATAGAGTTAAATTCATCGTAGACAGATATAGGCTTGAATTGATCCGCGTAGGACAGACAATGACAGTCTGAATTCTTATCAGTTAAGAGTAGATTGTAGCCTCTA